ATCGTTCAGCGATTAAATCACGCTCCTTATCCTTGGGCAACGATGCAATGATCCAAATGTTTCTTGCATCGATCTTGCCATCAATGATTAAGTGATATAGATAATCAATAACACCGGCAACAGTCTCAATAAGATTGACCGGCACTTCATCCTTACCCTGTAGACTCAACGCCTGACCAACCTGATTGAAGTCAATGACCAGATCCCCATGATCCATATGATCCAGTACATACGTTGTCTTCCCAGATGCTGGTGCACCACAGACTAACCAACGCTTAACCGGCTGAGGATTCCCCTCATCATCAAAGTACATACCGTTGTTCGTAAGCCTCACCCTTTTCTTAAAGTTATTTGATAATGGATTAGTCTTTCGATGTTCATCGAAGTGACAGTCTCGGCATAACAGCTCAAGGTTATCCTCACCATAAACTATTCCAGGATCATGGATATTCTCAGGCGTCAGATAAATCTTATGATGCACTTCTTCACCTGGTCGCCCACATCTTTCACAGATACCAAAGGTCTTAGAAAAGATACATTCTCTTTTAGTGATCCAACGTTTAGAGTTATAGATCTGCTTTGCAAATATGCCTGCCATTATTTACCTCGATTACTCAAATAAAAATCCGAACATTATTTGCTGTTTACACTCTTATCGTTCGGGTTTTTCTGTTTGAATGTTTGGTTTCCTTAGAAAATCACACATTCAGGTTTTCAGCTCTCTACTTACTAGAGTATAAGAAATCCTGTTCTGCAATGTTCACCCACTCATTTTTTAAACATTCACCTACAAAAAAATAAAAAAAGCTCACCGTACAAAGTCATTAAGCGCCTTTGTGTACTCGTGATACTTCTCTTGATCCAGTCCTAAATATAGTTTTGTCTCTTCAATGGAGGAATGTCCTAACAGTTCTTTTACTGCCACAACATCCTTTCCGCTGTCCATGTAAATCTTATAAGCATAGGTTTTACGCATACTGTGCGCCGTGATCCCTTTGATCCCAAAGTAAGCAGCAGCATCTTTTAAAATATTACTGATTGCCTGAACACCAATGGCTCCACCCTTCCGGGATGGAAACAGCCACTCATAATCACGCTTATCTTTGATGTATAATTTCAGTTCCTTGGCTACCTTGGGAATAATCTCCGCCTGCCGGGGTTTCCGGTTCTTCTGTCGGATATTCTTAGAATTGTATTTCTTCCCTTCCTGAATCAGAAAGTACCCATGCCGGATCGCTTCCCTAGCATCCCTGACCTTTAGGCCCACCAGATCCCCGGCCCGGTAACCGGTCGTGATGCCGATTAAAAATAAAATGTAATTACGTCTGCCCTCAACTGTTCTGTTGGATGCCGCTTTTAAATAATCTTGCATATCAAGAACGTCCTGGGTTCGCTTGATTGGTTTTGACGGTTGTTTTCTCACTTCATTTTTCGACCTCCTGTTCCAATCTGATCGCCGGTTTCAGGCATCCGGTCTGTTTATACGGATCACTCAACAACCGCTTATCCAGGCATTGGCCATCCCGATTATGAGTGCAGCCCTTACAATCACATTGATTACTCATTTAAAGCTCCATTTCCGGCAATAAAAAAAGCAACCAATCTTCGGCTGCTTAATTCTTTACCTTCTTCTCTATTTTAGATAATATCATGGTTTAAAAAAAATTGCTGTACCCTGTTTTGTTCACTGTTTTACTCACTGTCTAATTTTGCCGATATCTTTCTGATATAACCATACCCATAATCAAGCACTAGCGCTATCTCCTGCAAGCTGTAGCCAACATGATCCCGAAGGTATTTTACTTTAGTATTTACATTATCAATACCTTCAATATGCTCAATGATTTGTTTTCGAAGGTTTGTTAAAATTCTAATCTCTTTATCATGCTCATTAATCTGCTGCTGCAACACCATAATCTCTGGGAGAATATCTTCAAAAGCTTTTGAGGAATTCCCGTGGATACATTCCGCATCGTTGGTTATGCAGCTGGTTTTAATAACATCCGGGGATAACTTAACCATCAGGCCTATTTTCCGCCTGATTAAATTATCCCGGCATTTTGTTTCTATTTTGATCATCTCTGTAATACTCTGAATCTTTGACATTCTCTTCCCCCCATGTTAAAATATGTTTACGAGCAACTTGGGGCGAAAGCTCCTTTTTTTATGTCTTCTTTAATTTTAGGAAGCCATGTTCTTTTCAATTTCAACCACATTGGCTAATGCCAATTCCTTTGCAAAAATCGGCGGTACAGCATTCCCACACCGCTTAACCTGTTCTGTTTTGGTGATTTTGTTACCATCAGCGTCATAATCGATGATGTAATCCAGCGGGAACCCATTTGCTGTAAACAGCTCCCTGGGATCTAGCATCCTCATTCCTATGTCAATTATTTGATAATCAGTTCCATGGACCGTCACCAATCCAAAACGATCATGACTTACAACCGTTCCACAGGGTTCTTTTAGATCCTGACCGATCCCCTGACCGTAATATTTTATTAAGAACGCTCTGACTTCTCCTAGATGACCGGGGCCAGCAACAATGGTATTCACTGGATCTCTAGAATCAGTGCCAATCATGTGGTTATTCATCTGGATAATATGTGATGATATCAGCGCATATCTTGGACTTCCATCGATAGTCATGATCGGCTCATCAATCGCTTGTCCACGAACTTCTTTTTTTAACGTCTCTGAATGATACTGAATGATCGACGGTGTCACTATCCCAAACCCATGTTTTCCCGTGATTGTAGGCAGCGGATCTTCAAGGTTATTGCAATAATGCCATTTTGCTCCACTGTAATTAACTTGGATTAAAAAAGGATCTGCATTATTTATTACAAACTTTTCAAGCCCCCTTGCGATCCGCTCCATGGTTTTGTCTGCCAGCGGCCGTACTGTTCGCAACCCATGTTTTTCCATGATCTCATCTTTAGTATCAAATATCGATGGACAAGGTTTTGAAAAATCCAACACCTCAGAAACCGGGGTATAAGGTTTTAAAATCCCCATTGCCACCTCTTTACTGTTCCGCGGTCCATGGCTTTTAGCTGGCCACGATATTGGGAATCCATCACAACGGGAAACCATAAAGAACCTTTTCCGCTTGGTGGGTGCCCCATAATCGGCTGCAATCAGCTCTCGGAACTCTACCTGGTACCCGATAATTTTCAACTGTTCAACAAAACTATTAAAAGTTTCACCTGTTTTGTTTTTATCCGGCTGGTTGTCGTCACCCAGCGGGCCCCATGTTTTAAATTCTTCCACGTTTTCCAAAATTATCACCGTTGGCCGTACCTGCATCGCCCATTTGACCGCTACCCATGCCAGACCCCGGATGTTTTTATCTTTCGGTTTTCCGCCCTTGGCCTTGCTGAAATGAGTACAATCAGGGCTAAACCATGCCAGATCCACCGGCTGCCCTTCACAAGCTTTAATTGGATCTACATCCCACACTGATTCGCAATAATGTTTCGTATGCGGATGGTTTACTTTGTGCATTGCAATTGCCCCGGGATCATGATTGATCGCAATATCAACCGGCCTGCCCATGGCTTGCTCAATTCCCTCGGAGGCTCCGCCACCTCCTGCAAAATTATCAATAATCAAACCCATACTTTCTCTCCAAAGCTCAAATTATTTTCTTCTCTTAAAAATCCCACCAACCACGCCACCAGCAACGCCGCACACCACAGCACTCAGGAAAAACAATCCGATCAGTGCTGCTGCAATTCCAGAAGTGGCCAAGGCAAACCAGAAACTAATTGATGCAATATCGATTAATACTTCTATCATACCGCCACCTCACTAAAAAGATTCCCAAATTCAATGATCCCTTTTCCATTTTTCAGGCAAAAATCAAACTCCATCTGACAGCCCTTACTGATCATCCAATGCCCTGCAAATATTGCAGCATCACACCGATTAAGCAATTTAAAACATTTCAGCATTGCTTCCTGATGTTCCATGTTCTCTGGGATCAGCACCAAGGGCCGGATCACCTTAACTCCTGGGTAATGTTCTTGGAGCTGCTCAAATGCCAGCTTTTCCAATTCCTTGTTTTCTTCGATGCTCTTTCCCCCAGTCGTACAGGGATGAGCCAGGTAATAAGTCTTTTTTATATCGATCATGCGCTCACCCGCTTTAATGTGATCCGCCCGCCAATAACCATGGTGACTTTCTTGACTGTTGAAGAAAAGAACTCAATGCTCTTTCCCTGCCGACATGGGATATTAATCAGACAGTCCCCTTTCATCACTTCCAACCCTATTTTCTGGGCCAAACCAGCTCCAGCATAAAAGGCATCACTGGTACCATCTTGGTACAAAATTTCAATAAAACCATAATACTCACTTCCATATTTACTTTTCATAATATTCCACCATCTCCATTATTTCCTGGGCCAATAATTTGCCCTTTTTCAAATCCACAGCAAAGGCCCCGTTTTTGCCTGAGACGATAACCAGGCTATCCCCCTTGATGATGTATCTCAGTCCAATAAATCGGTCGCTTTCTACCTCAAAACCGACTTTCCGATCACGGCTTTCTGATTGAAAGTTATAAATCCTTTTGATAAAATCCATTTCATTCCGCTTTTCTCTTTCTTTTTAGGACAACCCCATATGCAAATATAAGGCGATCCTGCTATGTATTCGCAGCCATCACAAATCCAATTCATCCTTTGGCTCCGGCTCCATACCACTTAGATTTTACCGCCCGGATCTCACCTTTGACCTTTTCCAGCAGAGCCTTTTCCTGCTCAATATCTTTGGGATCGGCATCTGGCCGGGTTATGTAATACTGCAGAGCATGTTTGATCGTCTGTAATTTTCGGTATTTATTCATATCAATATCCTCCCTCATTTTCCAGCAACCATTCTTTCAGCTCAACATGAGCCTTTGCAAAAACAAGCTCCATATCGTTACTTTGAACGTTCACTATCTCTACTTTTTCACCCATATTTTTCCAAATGGTAATGCACCAGTCCATTGTTTTGGAATAATAGATTTCCATATGCACTGGATAGTTTTTCACTGTTTCATCAATAAACTTTAGAAAATCGCTCATTTTTCCCTTCTTTCACAAACTGCATTTGAAAACCCATGGCTTCCATTATTTTCCCAATCGCCACAAACTGTGGTTCCCTTTGTCCAAGTTCATAATGGCTGACACACCTTTGGGTAACACCAGCTTCCAGAGCCAGCTGCTTCTGGGTCATCCCGCACTGTTGACGCTCTATTTTAATTCGTTCACCTATTGTCAGTTCGTTTTCCATTAATCCTCCTGAAACTTATAAATCTTTGCCGGCACCCCATGAAATAACTTTGTGGTCCGGTTCTTCCGGATCACCCGGCAGATCACCGGGATCTCTGTTTTGCAGATCTCAGCCAATTCATTCAGGCTGCCAGCGGTGGCCAATGGCCATTCATACTTACTCGTGTCCGCAATCAGGTAGATCATGCGCCTATTTTCTTTTCTTTCCTGAATTTTTCTTTTGCCCATTCAACTTGATCATTTCTGATTTCCTGACGGTAGTTTTTGCCTGTAAATGATACGGGCACACATTTTTCCAGTATTCTGTCGTAGATTCTGGAATACTCCACCTTCTTCGGATTTTTCAGCTCATTAATCGTCAAATTTGTAGTGATGATCATTGGCAAATTGTTTTTATAGCGGTCATCAACAACCTTGTAGACCTGTTCCATCGCATAGTCCGTCTGACGCTCGGCTCCCAGATCATCGATGACCAGGAGCTTATACCGGTTGAACTCCTTAAAATATGCCGCCTTGTCCTGAATTGAAAAGATATCATCCACAATTTTTGCAAAACTGGTCATCATAACCGGCACATTATTCTCGATCAATTGATTGGCAATGCATGCCGCCGTAAAGGTTTTTCCACGGCCTACATTCCCCCAAAATATCATGCCCATGCCAGTTTTTAAAAAGTCGTTCATGAAATTATCAGCATAGATCCGGGCCATTTCTAAGTTTGGTTGTCCACCATCATCCTGATCGAACGTCCATTTCTTGAAGGCATCATCCTGAATACCCATGGTCTGCAAACGCCGAATATTTTCTTTTTCTTGCAAGGCGACAAAACCTTCGGCTATTAAATCACGTTCTAGCTTTTCGCATTCGCAAATGCAAAATACCTTTCGTGTTTTATCCAGGAAATTAAGAATAACCTCCTTGGGAGTATTGCATTTATGGCAGTAGATCAGCCCATCCTTGACATAATCATTAATATCCACAATGTCACAGGTCTTACTAATTTCCGCGATGTTAATTAATTCCATCATAGCGAGTCCTCCGGATTAAAACTGCAATCATACTCATACGACTGACAAGGCACATTTTGGGGCACCTGAATTTTATTATCATAGTTCCCTTCAATAATCTTCACAAAGTTCTCCGGCTTCATGATCCAGTCAAAGCTGGCCATCCATCCCCGATCATTGACACCACAGAGAAAATCACTTTTACCAGCCTTGAAAAAACAAACGCTGACCGTTTCCCGTCCATGCTCTTTGATCCGCTGCTGAATGGTATTGCGACGCTTTGGCGTTAAGGCTGTTACCTTTGGCAGCCGAGAAACAACCTGGTTGAATTCCTCCACCACATTATTCAGTTCTACCTTTTCCGGTTTCCCTGCCAATTCAATTGCTGTCGTTTCGAGGGTACTCTCTCTATCTGTGTTTACATCTGTGTTTATATCTGTGTTTATATCTGTGTTTATATCTGTGTTTATATCTGGTATAGGTTCGACATTCCTGTCACTTCTATTTGACAAATCTGTCACTTTCATTTGACAATTATGTAAAATGGAAATGCCATAATCAGTAAATGCATACCACAAAGTTCGATCATACTTTAATTCATTATAATTGCCTTTAATAATTATTCCTTTGCTAATTAAATCGTCCAAAATCTTCCGTATCTGTCGATCCGACCAGAATGGAAATAGATCTTTCCAAGCCTTGATACTATTAAATGTCCAATAACGGCCATCGTGGAAATGCTTATCATTGGCTTCATTCTTTTTAATCCAGAATTGAAGATTTTGAACAACAATGGCAGCGCTGACTCCCAGCTCCTGAGCTATTGCTATGTCAAAATTATAATTCACGCCACATCCTCCAGATCTTCAACACCGGCCCATTCCATGGCGGTTCTTAAGTTTGTGGTAAATTTGGTCAGCACCTTAAAGTAATGCTTAATACCATCCGTTTTCATTTTGATTTCTTTGTATCCGGGAGCTCTAAAATGCAGCACATCAAATCGCTCAGATTCTTCAGGGGTAAATCCTTTTTTCTCTAAAATTTCAATTACTTTCTGTGCAGAATAACTCATGTTTCTTCCTCCATATATTCCGGTTCCAGGTTTAAACTTTCCCGGAACCGGTTAATCATTTTTCTGAATTTCTCATCGCCCCTTTGCCGGGTTGACTCCTTTTCCTGCAGTTCCAGTATTCTGGAATGCTTGATTCGATCATCTTGTTTATTATTTTTCTTCATCCCACCCTTTCCCCACTGTACAAACACATATAGATATGCTAAAATTGATAAAAGAATCTTTACCTGTGCAGGGTAAAAACTTGAGATCGTTGTTCGAGCAACGGTCTTTTTTCTATTGCTGAGAAAATCAAACTCCATCCGGACATGATACCTTCCATGAGCTCTTTGATGAATATTTCTGAGGTTTCCAGCTCATGTTCATCGATATGATTATCTAGGATAACCTTTCTCATTTCGCTCTCTAGTGGCTGAATATCACCGATTTCGGCCTGAAACTTTAAAAACGCCAGCGGTAGGTTTGTTAACTCCACATCCGGAAATATTGCCCGGCCAATTAAGGTGTTTTCTTTTAAATGCAGCAATGGTAACCATGGTGTACCGTAGATATTTGCCATGCAAAGCACAATATCTTCCGGAGGCATGTTCTTCCCAACCTCCAGCGAATAGGCTTCATAGTTACCCAACGCCCGGACTGATACTCCCAGCTTTGGGGCTGCTGCTTCCTGGGTTAACCCGGCACGATCTCTACAGATCCGATAAATACTTTTACATGATTCTTTCATGTTCTTTTCTGATCCTTTCGCATAAAATTAACTTGTAATACTCCTAAATCTTTCTCCTTCAAGCCACATCAGCTTTATTTACTTCCCCGCTTAATTCTTTACCTTCTTCCTCCTTCATTGTCTGATCTGAAGATAATGCGGCCAGAAATGATAAGCAATCTTCAAAATCTGCCAATTTCGAATACTTATCTAAGCGAATATTCATGTCTGGGTCGAAATCTCGTGCCCATCCTTTTTCAAACAAACGAATATCAATAGTGCCTACATGACCGGATAAGTCCAAAAAAACGCATAGTTTTCCTTCTTCTTTTATTCTTCTATCACCAATCGAATTAATTCCCAGACAGCAAAGTGCAATTTCTTTTGCCATCTCCTTCTTTTTTTCAAGTTCGTAACTAGCTTTAATAAATTCGTTCATGTTCATGATCTCCTTCTCCTTTTCTAACTGGCCACCTGATTTTCAGGCAAGTACGGTTTAATATTGTTCATGTCTGTTAAATCCATCCCGTCATAATTTGCCATGAAATTTTCAAGATTAATTTTTCGGATCTTTAGGTGCCCCAACTTTAAGGCTCTAAGCAATCCTTTATTAATCAGTTCATAGACAATGGGTTTGCTACATCCGAGGATTTTTGCGGCATCCGTAACCGTGTAGAGTTTATCTTCCATCCTTCATACCTCCAATCTAAAGTCTATTTTGTAATCTTTTTGGTTACTTCGTTTTCAAAAAAAATCTGTTCAATCGGCAATTCAAAGATCAATGAAATTATGTTTGCTTCATCAAGTGAGAATTTCCTTTCTCCTCGTTCTTTCAAGCTATATGCATTCTTGCTTCTCAAGCCCATTCGTTCGGCCATATAATCTTGAGTGTAACCATATTTTTGTCGAAGCTCTCTAACTTTGCTCATTTCATCACCTCCATTTCTGTAACCGTATTGATTACTTTTATAATATACCCATTTTGGTTACTTGTCAATGAAAAAGTAATCTTTTTGTTAACTTCATTTACACGTAACCATTTTGTGTATAAAATAGAATATATCAACGAAAAGGGAGATAACTTTATGAAATTTGGGGATAGACTAAAATTATTGAGACTTGAAAATAACATGACCCAAGAAGAATTAGGAAATCTTCTAAGTAAATCGAAAAATAATATTTCCCAGTATGAAACCGGAAAGAGAGAACCCGACCTTGAAACACTCAAGATCATCTCAAATTATTTCAAAGTGTCGTTAGACTATCTCCTTGGTAATTCCGACGACCCACTACCGGTGCGTGACGTTGACCAGGATCTGCACGATGAACATGATTATAATGAAGAGCTGGATGCATTTCTAAAAGATGATGAAATGTCATCAATGTTTTATGACTATAAGAACTGGTCTGAAGAAGAAAAAAGAAACCTACTGAATATTTTAAAAGGCCAGGAAGCGTTGAGACAGATGAATAAGAAAAAATAGCAGGCTTTATTAAGGTCTGCTTTTTATTTTGTCGAATTTTGTTGAAAGTTTGACATATGTCAAAATATTAAATCTACAGGAGGAAAACATGAGTTTTGAGGAGAAGTTGAGAGAGTTTATTGAGCGAGTAAAGAAAACAAAGGATAGCATAGCAACGGAAGAAGCCACTAAGACTTCTGTCATAATGCCGTTCTTCCAGATCTTAGGTTACGATGTATTTAACCCAACAGAATTTATACCTGAATACACAGCTGACGTTGGCATTAAAAAAGGTGAAAAAGTAGATTATGCAATCCTCTTAAATGGAGAACTCACCTTACTCATTGAGGCTAAATCGATCAACGAGCAACTTCAAAAACACGATTCCCAGTTGTTCCGCTACTTTGGGACAACCGCTGCAAAGTTTGCAATACTAACTAATGGTTTGGTCTATCGTTTCTATAGTGACCTAGATGAGCAAAATAAAATGGACAGCTCTCCATTCTTTGAAATTAATTTGCTTGATATCAGCGATAGTGAAATAATTGAACTTAAAAAGTTCTGCAAAGAGAATTTTGATCTCAGCTTGATCCTTGATACTGCATCAGAACTAAAATATCTCGGATTAATAAAGAAGGTACTTAAAGATGAGTTTGCGAGCCCATCAGATGATTTCATCCGCTTCATATTATCGCAGGGTGTTTATGATGGCATGAAAACTCAAAACACCGTCGATAAATATAGGCCAACTGTTAAAAAATCGATTTCCCAATATATCAATGAGTTGGTAAACGATAAGATACAAAATGCTCTTAAGAGTGACGAACCGATTGAACATAAGGCAGCAGTTCCAGTGGAAGAGCCAGGTGAAGACGAAACCGTAGTAGAGCTATCAAATATAATTACTACTGATGAAGAAATTGAATGCTTTTTCATTATTAAATCAATCCTGCATAATGCCATTGGCTTAAATCGAATCGGTTATAAAGACACGGTTAGTTATTTCTCGATAATTATTGATGGGAAAGTCACTAAGTGGATTTGCCGTATATTCTTAAAAGAAAATACAAAGTATATTATTATTCCAAATGATGATACCAATGAAAAGATTATCTTAGACAGTTTAGATGATATTTATACTTATTCAGATAGATTAATCCATCGTCTAGAATCTCTATTGGGATAATAAAAATATACGTTAAATAACTTTCGTTTTATATTCAATTTTGAAAGGTTAAAATGGTAAATTGCTATGAAAGAATTTAAATTTTCATCTGGTACATGCGTCTTCGTCGGAGAAAAAACATTAGAAATAAATCGAAGTGATGGAAAGAGTGCTGCAAAGAGTTTGTTTGCTGGTAGAGCTTCAGGTCTTCTAACAATAAAACTAAATTCTATAACAGGGGTGCAAGCTTATGCCGATTATCTTATTATTTATGGATCAGGTTTACCAGCGCCCAGTGATTTCAAAGTATCTAGTATTGCAGAGATAAAACAATACCCAAATTGCATTGTTGCTAAAGGTGCAGAATTAAAAAATCTATATGACCATTTAATAGAAATATTATGAATCAACTGAAGAATGATGATTCCATCTAAAATTTGCATGATTTATTGATTTACAGATCCTGAATTATCGGTATATACTTTAATTAAACTATATTTATGAGGAGTAATAGAAAATGGATGAAAATGTAAAAGTGCCTTGGTGGCAAAAAACGTGGGTTGTTGTCTTGGCTTGTATCTTTATCCCCCCGGCAGGGCTCGCATTGTTGTGGGTCGGAAAAAAAGGCGGTATGGTACTTCGGATTATTTTAACAGTTATTTTAGGCTTTTATTCATTGGCGTGGTTGAGTGGATTTGTTGGCGGAAGTAAGTCAGCCGCCGTCAGCGACCAGACAGCGACCAAAACAGAAGTAGTGGCCGAGGATACATCGGCCGCCGACAAAGCTACTGCTGAAAAAACTGCGGCAGATAAAGCTGCGGCAGACAAGGCTGCGGCCGATAAAGCTGCGGCGGACAAGGCCGCGGCCGAAGCTGCCAAGCCACAGGTGACAATGGGTCAGAAAAATGCACTAAGCAAAGCAAAATCGTATTTAGACTTTACAGCATTCTCTTACACTGGCTTAATATCGCAGTTGGCGTTTGATGGATTTTCTACCGAAGATTCTACCTATGCTGTAGACAATTGTGGTGCTGATTGGAATGAACAAGCAGCCAAAAAAGCTAAAAGTTATTTAGATTTTACATCCTTCTCTCGTGACGGTCTAATTGATCAATTGTTATTTGATGGTTTTACCAATGAACAAGCCGAGTATGGTGTTACAAAGGTTGGTTATTGACCATTTTGTTGATGTCAACAAGACATCTATAATGCTACATGCTGGAAACAAAATCAACAATGATTGACATCTGCTAAAAATATCCATATTTTACAGGGGAACCCATCATGGGTTCCCAATCTTCACAAATATTTACTCTTCAATTATAGAACGCCCGTTCTGAAATATGCTATAATAAACAAACGTTCTGTTTAGGAGGCATATATGAATGATCTCGCACTAAAAAAATCCAACATCATGAAAAAAAGATATCAAATCGATTCCTTCCCCATCCCACTATGGCAAATCGAACAGGCCATCATTGACCAGGGCTTTGATATTGTCATCTCAAATGAACTATGCAAATCATGTATTATTAAAAACTGCGTTTTTTTACCTCATACCCTCGATTCTATAGGCAGGGTTTTATTAACCCATGAACTGGGCCATATCCTCTGTCACAACTGCGATATTCACCGACTGGATAAAGCAACCAGGGATCAGTTTGAATCTCAGGCCGATGCCTTTTCTGTCTATTTTTTAATTCCGATCCGTCGGTTTAAAATCGATTCAAAGATTTATAACTCTTATGAATTATCTGAGCTTTACGGCGTTCCTGTTGAGTTCATTGATTCATGTGTGAAAAAATACTTAGCAAACTGAAAAAAGAAATAACAAAAAACAATCTAACAATAGGAGACATAGTAATGGCTGATCTTAATGCAAGAAAAAGAGGGAAAAAATGGGAATATCGTTTTGAAGCTGCAAAGATTGACGGTAAAAGAAATCAAATTACAAAAGGTGGGTTTTCTACTAAAAAGGAATGCCTGGAAGCCGGTGCAAAAGCTCTGGCAGAATATAACAGATCCGGGCTGAAGTTTTCGCCAACAGAGATAAGTATTTCTGATTATTTGGATCTGTGGTTTGATACCTATTGCAAAATGAGTCTCAAATACCGAACACAAGAATTATACCTGGGCATCATCACCAATCACTTAAAACCGACTTTTGGCCATTATCGTCTGGCATCATTAAATACCACGGTTATCCAGGAATATGCTAACAAGTTAAAGTTAGATGGTTTAGCTAAGAATACCGTCGTTGGAATAATCAGCACCTTTTCCGGGGCTTTAAATTATGCGGTTGAGCCACTTAAGTATATTCAGTTCAACCCTTGTGATCGGGTGAAATACCCCAAATATGAGAAGAAGGAAGATGAAGTCAGGCATATCATTAGCGGCAATGACTTCAATCGAATTCTAAAAAGATTTGAAAAGCATTCGCATTTTTATATCCCTTTGCTGATCGGTTATCATACCGGCTTGCGGATCAGTGAAGTTTTTGCATTGACCTGGGATGATATCAACTTAAAAGAGCGTACTTTGACGGTTGACAAAATCACAGTTAAAAGAAATTATGGCGTTGATATAAGGCAGGCATTGAAGAAAAAAGGAAAAAAGGAAGAGAAGTCAGCCTGGTACTTCGGCAACCCCAAGACCGCGTCTTCCATCCGGACAGTAAAATTTGGGGATACGCTGCACCATGCACTAAAACAGCTAAAAGCCACACAATTAAAAAACAGGTTGGAATATGGTGAGTATTACACAGACATCTACAAAAAGCCTGAATTAGACGAAAAAGGCAACACTATTTACCGGTTAATTGAAATTGAACATGGGATCCCTTGTGATTTACCAGTGGTCAATTTGATTTCTGTTCGTGAAAACGGTCAGCTCATTTCAACCGATTCTTTTAAATATTGTTCTCGCGTCATCCACAATGAGTTAAACATTGATTTCAATTTTCACTCATTAAGACACACACATGCTACTGTTTTAGTTGAAAATGGTGCCGATGCTAAAAGCATTCAGGATCGATTAGGACATTGTGACATAAGAACAACATTACAGACCTACACACATAATACTGAATTCATGGAAAGTAAGGCAGTTGAAATCTTTGAAAAGGCTCTTTTGTCCACCAGAGAAAACTGCGGTGGACAAACGGTGGACAAATGACCTTTGTCCACCTGATAATCCATCAAGAATCGCTTATTTAAGGGATAGTAGAACGACAGTTTCAACATGCCCGGTATAGTGAGTGTCTATTTTATAATATGTTTTGTCATTCATTAATATTCTTTGAAAGTGGCTTTGTAAAAGCATTTTAAAGTACTCCATTCTCATTTTTATTTAGTTTTATATTTTTATGGATCTTAACATTTTTTACTTTAGGTGGACAAGACGTGGACAAAGTGGACTGATAGAACAGACGCTTAAACAACAAGCAAATATCCCTGGCTAAACACCTGGGCTTTTCGCTTCCACAAACCATCGAGGCTGCTCGTAAAACAGCAGCCTTTCTTTGCCCGCTATTTTGCACTTATACCGGATTCCCAACCCGCCGACTGCGATTGATGCAGCTGGCCGAACATCAAATACCCGATCCACTTCATGATCACCTTAATATGTATCTTCTATTGGCGGAAGCACCTCATTGAGATGCAAGCAAATATAGTCATCACAATCAATATTACTAAATCTATGCCATTCTTTATTTGAGATAAGATAGATTTTGATATCAGGCCTTTTTCCAACCATTTTATTAGTGGCTTTAAATAATATTTCCGTTCCATTCCCTTCGCTGACATATTTATATGTACCATCATTTGTTACCCATGAAATATTATAATCAATAGCATTAAAGCTTTGATCAACTTCAACTTTTAACTTGTAAACATCTCCAGATCTCAATTGTATATTTGGCATATATGGAATAGGTCCATGGCAAAAAAATTCCCAATAAATATTTGAATTTTCACGGAAAATTTCATTACCCATTGAATCTGTGATCCTAATAAAAGTTGGTACGTTATATTTTTTTTCCTTTCCCTGTTTTTTATAATACAATTTATATGTTTCAATGAAATCATTTGTGTAGCAAACGCATTGTTCAGCCTCGTGCAAAGAAATATGGCTTCCATGTGAGAGTTTGTTTCTTATTAACAATAGCCGCTCTAAGACACTTCTTATTTCATTATCACCAGAAAAAAATGGTTCAAAAACTTGCTTAAACAATTCATATAAATCTTTTCTGGTGAAAAAATATATTAAATCGTCCATTACGATTGCATCAATTTTTCTAGCGTATCGACCAGGATTATCTCTCATTCTTCCTTCCACACGATCTTTTATTTCTTTCTTTATAAGTGGTTGACTAGTATTTACCATATAATCAAAATAATTTTCTTCAAAATTTTCTTTAAATGTTTCATCAATCAGTCTTCTTGACCAATGTTCAAAAGTATCAATATGATGATGGCACATATCTCGCATATCAGTTTCACTCATCTCAAAATAAATAGATTTCACTTTATTATCATCTTTCTTTGGAATTCCTTCACAAACTTTGTCTTTTATTCTATCTTCTTCATGTTGAAAGGATTTATTGTTTTTTTCTTCCTGAAAAAAACGTTTCAGAACTTTGATCATATAATTTCTCCTTAAAAACAAACATTATTACCCCATACAAAAAAGCCCCCACACCGTAAGGCCCTTTAATATAAGGTAGATTTTTAGTAATTCGTGATTATTACTTCTTTGTATTCTTTATCTTTCCCGTCATACCGTTCTAGCAGCGAATTTCTCCGGCTGATTTCAATCAGGTTAAAGCCCTGGTACAATTCCCGGACAAATTCATCATTGTTATAACTCAGTATAAACTTTCCTTTGATTTCTTTCAAGCAATCTCTTAATCTTATATGATCAGCATCACAAAATCCGGTCTGATAATATTTTTCAGTCCCATGGTAGGGTGGATCAAGATAGAAAAGCGCCCCGGGCCGATCATGAACCTTGATGATCCTCTCAAAGTCTCTGTTTTCAATCACCACGCCATTCAGCCGATCACTGATCTCGCTCAGATAGTCCGTGCTTTTATAGAGGTTCTTCTTCGTCCCTCCAAAGGTTTTTCTATCGGCTCCATACGATGTTTTGATGATCATGAAATACCGCCCAGCACGTTGGATGTCGGTTAATCCTCGCATATCAAGTTGAGATTTGAAATCGTCAAAAAACTCCCTGGAATTGAGAACCCCGGTAATTTCTTTCTTGACTTCATCCGGATGAAACTTCACGCATCGGAATAAATTGGCCAGCTGGCCATCATAATCGTTGTATATCTCCAGATCGGCATGCTTATCTTTTGCAAAGAGCACCCATCCGGCACCACCAAAGACTTCAATGTATCGATCAAAGTCCTTTGGAAACATATCAATTATTGTTTTTCTTAGTAGGCGTTTCCCGCCAATCCATGGTATAAAACTATTCATTTTTCCTCCTGAAAATAAAATATGGCCACCCGAAGGTGGCCGTGAAAACTTAAATTCCGTCAAAGATCCCCTGGGCCAGAGCATAACCATACTTTTCGGCGTCCAAGAGTTTGCCGATATCCTGGCGAATGCTCCCGGTTTCAAAAATACAGGCTTTCATGTCTGTTCCGGAAACCTCATAATCATCCCGTTGCATAACGCCACGGGTACCCATGCCCATTCTGGCGGTGACCGATGCATTGATAGCATTTGCAAGACGTTCTCCAGCAGCGCTGCCTGGGTAAATGATCGGCAGGGTACCGCTGGGCGCTGCGTTGTAATCACAATGGACGGAAACATAGAAGTCGGCTCCAACGGCATTGGCTTCTGCCACGGTGGCCAGCATATTCTTATTGTTGTTCTGATCTGCATCAGTGGTGATCGTTAAACCCCACTGTCGCAGATATGAAGCCGCAACCTTGACGATCGGCAGCGTCAACCCAGCCTCTGTATATGGACCATCGACACAACCTGAATCCCAGCCACCATCGGATGAAATACCATGGCCAACGGCAAGATATCCATGGCCGGATTTTCTAGGGTGCGCTGCCGGAGCAGGGACGGGAGCTGGTTCAGCGGGCTTTACATACTTAACAAATTTGTCCAGCGTATCAATTCTTAGCTCTACACCCTTTTCGACAACAATAATCCGCAGCCCTTCCATGCGTAATCCATTGCCTTCAGTCCCGGTGGACTCCCCATTTTTGGCAAATTGCATATTGCCGATATTCTGAACATGGACGCCATAAAAGACATCATACAGATCGGCATCGTCTCCGGTGAGTCGGATCCGGATCGCTTCAACCCGTTTACCTTCTCCCATGGATCCGGATTCTTCTCCATTGCTTCTGGTTGGCAGCCATCCAATGTCCTGGACGTGGGTTTCATATTCAATCCCCAGCTTAGCGGCAGTTTCCAGAAAGATCCTGACCGATTCCAGTCGTTTTTCTTTTCCTTCGGTACCGCACAACTGGCCATCTTTTACGATTGCCAGGTCTCCAATATCCTGGGCATGTCCGGCATATAATACGCTTACTTTTTCAGCCATTTTATTCACCTTCACTTTCTTTTTGTGTTTCCGCTTTATCACCGATCTGCTTTAATGCCTTAGTCAGAGCTTCCGGGAGGGGAACACCTAAATTTCCGGTGTTTTCCAAGATGCTCAGACCTTCATTGGCAATGAACATCAGGCAGACGATGTTTTTAAAGTATGATCCACCCTGATTGGTGGCAATATCGATTTGAACGGCAACCATAACCACGACCAACTCTGCTACTTTTTTAAACAGTCCTTTGAACCCAATGGATGAGGACAGTTCTTTGTTCTGGAACGCCACCATTAACCCGGTGATATAATCTAAAGCCATCAGCGCAACCAAAACACACATCAACGTATCCCACCCTCCTAGAAGCCATGTCACAAATCCTACTACTGCCGTAAAAACGCTTGAAACTAAGGGATTGTCTGTAAAATATCTCATTTGATCATCCTTTCTTTTTTGCAACAAAAAAACAGCTTTACGCTGCTGCTTGTCTGCTTGCCAATTCTGCTTCAACTCTTGCCCGGTAAATCGTTGGAACCATCACGACTCCCCATGCGGTTGCATCTTCCTGGGTTAATGCCCGTAATTGCTGTTCAACTAAATCTGCATACATTTTTACAATCATGCGACTGTACCTCCTCCCATAATTGATTCAATCACTTCGGCCAGTGCCAGCTGGTTGTTTAGATTATCTGCTTGCTGCTGCTCTACCAGTTCGGCCATAGCAAGCTTTGTGTTTAGGAGCTCAGTCTCAATTTTTGAAATTTGATCATCTTTAGTCAAAGGTTTTAACTCTGGATATTCAACAATAACTCCATTTTCAAGTTTAAACCACCCGCCCATTACATCGGCTGGCAGAAAATCTGTTTGATGCTCTATATAGTCCCCAAATGGGTATGTAATAGCATCTGTGATCGTGTTGTCAGGTTGTACTTGTAAATAACATTTCATCTTTCTCTCCTTAATTCATTGGAAATTTATAAACTTTTTTTAACTCGTTTGCAATACCGTTCGCCTTTGCGTATCCGAATGCTACAAAATCCATATTATTAGTTTCACTTTTTGATTTAAATTTTGAAACTTCTTCTTCGACGAATGTAGCAGGTTTATACACCTCTGGATATCTCGAAAACGAACACGTAATACCTAAATATTTGCCACTATTATCTATTGCAGCAAAAGTTCCTATTTGTGCTAACATTTCTGTTGGGTTCGCTAACTTTGTTAAAACATCTGTGCTTTTATTCAATGAATAAATATGAATATATGGCGAAACGTTTGGTGTCACAAAAAGTTTTGTTCCATCTGGACTAAAAACACATGTTGAACAATATGCTGCTGGTAAAACAGCCGGATTTGCTATTTTTGTTAGTGTTTTCGCTACCTTGTCAAATTTAAAAACAGAAAAGAAAGGTGATGATGCGTGCACTATACAAAGATAATTTCCATCTGGACTGAAACATACACCCTGCGTACTTGAAATTGCTGTTGAGCATACATAAGTTACAGTGTTCAATGCCTTGTCAATCTTATATATATTTACGGTTGTGATATTGTACCCTGCCAGCGCTACATACACACCATCACCGCTAAACGCAATATCATTGCCGTTATTTGCCGGTAGTGGTGATGGGTTTGCTAATTTCGTATAAACGTTCGTTTCGCTTACACTATATATTGCCAGATATGGTGACGCCGTAGGCGCAACTGCATACATTTCTCCATCTGGGCTGAACTCACACGCAAAAGCCCATGATCCGGTATATGGATTTGAAACCTGCGTAAATACATCTGTTGCAGCATCTATGCTATATAACATTTGAAATGGTGTTGAATCCGTCACGAACATCAGATACTTACTATCTGCACTGAATGCGCAACCATTCCCTGTGTCTCCGGGGTTTATTGATGTTGCTATTCTTGTAAACACGTCATTGTCTATTTTATAAATAAATAAATATGGTCCTACGCTTCCACATACCGCCATGTACTTTCCATTTGGACTGAATGAGATCGCATTTAACGTCCCCGATGATGCGAATTCATTGACCCTCGGTGCTTTCTTTATCGAATCCCAACTACAATTATTTTTAACTGTAACAAGATCCCCCTTTTCAATTGTTTCTTTAAATTTAATAATTGCCTCTGTTTGACCATTTATTTTTACAAATCCATTTTGACCATTTAATTTTGCCCTGCTCATTTCATCCACCTACCAATTCAATGTTAATTGGAGTCGTCGGAACATTTTCAAAGCAAACAACTGTCATTGTATTCAACGTACAGTCTATGTAACTAACATCACTCCACGCTTCTCTTTCTAATAACGCTGTCGCTAATGTTGCTGAGTAGATTGGGTTTATGTCTGGCCTTGAATCTGTCAACCCTGATACCGTTATTGCTATCGAAAACGGTGCTGCTCCACTCCACCCTGTAATTGGGATGGTCGCTGTTAAAACTCTTTCAAGTTTATTTAGATGCGTTTCAACGTTTGAACCATCATCCAGCAAAACAAGGTCTGCTGATGTTTCATGATGTATTGTGTTCCAATCTGTGTTTGCTTCATTCCTTTGATTATTTTGTGACTTTATTAACGCCATGTTTTACCCCCTATAATATTTTATTCCAGTAATCACCCGGTGATGGGTCGGTTGGTGCTGTTGCTGAGGTTGTAAAAACTGTACCTCTTCCAACACCAATGTCATTATTGAAATCACTTAATTTTGTTGGCATGTCCGTAATTTCTGATTTTGTGTGCTGGTGGCCGTCCACATCAAAGTTTTTACCATCTTTATCCTGTAAAGTGTTAAGGAATTTCATTTAATCACCCCATTACTGTTACGGTATATTTTCCGGCTGTTGGTGCTGTAGCAAACGTGATTGTTATCGCATTAACTGTTGTCGTTTGAACATCTGTATGTACAATATTAAACGGCGACGCCGTTTCTCTGATTGTTACTGATACATCCATCGTATTTAAACCATGCGTTACAACAATAGTTGTCGCCGAACCATCCCCAATTGCTGCAGAATACTTTTTGACAATGTTAGTTGGCACGCCAGTTAATTCAGAATATGCAACGCTACCCCAGGCAAACACGCCAGCGGTTGCACCAGCTTTCAAAACTTTATAGTTATTTGTCGTGCCTGTAGCCGGCACATGTAGATTGCCATCAGTCGTTGGATGGGTATATAAATTAGCACCTGTTGCGATACCATTTAATTTTGTCAACAATGCTGATGTAAAATCTTCTGTTGAAAGTTGTTTACCGGCTACCTTGTCAACTTTTAATCCTAACGCGGTTGAAATAGTTGTCGCAAAGTTTGGGTCATCACCCAGAGCTGCCGCCAATTCATTAAGTGTATCTAGGGTTGTTGGTGCGCTGCTGATCAGATTTGCAATTGCTGTATTAATGGCATCATTAACTTGTCCAATTGTTAAGCCTAAATCTACCCACCCAGTGCCATAACCCATAAATTTACCGGTTGCTGTGTCATAATAGACAAAACCACTAAGCGGACTAGCTGGCGCCGTTGCTAAGTTTTGCAGCCTCATGTTAAGAGCTTGATTATTATTAAAATCAATATTATTTAAATATGGTACTGACATTTATTGCCTCCTTTCAAATCGAAATCAATTAAAATGTGCTTCACCTGAAAATGGCACAGTAAATGTTAAGATAACCAAATTAGCTTCAGTTACATGTTGAATACCTCCATTTACAAGAGTACCTGCTGAATCAGTAATGGCAACACTTGGGAACTTCTTAAAGCCAGCCGGTAGCTCAACTGTCCATTCTGTAGACGGAACACTTTGCACAAATGTATAGGTTTGATCTCCGGAGACCTGAATATTCTCGGTGCCTGTCCCAATATAAAAATTGTTCGTATCGGTTGTAAATGCAGGCTCTCCAGATTCCAGAATTGGCAGATCTGATTCACCGCCACGTTTGAATTGAATTAACATCACAATACCTTATTCCAGAATGAATTGGGCGCTGGATTAATTGGTTCGGTTACCGATGTGATAATTAAATTATCTATCTTTAATAATAAATTTCCTGCTACATCTCCAGAAAGCACACCCTGAATCGTAGTGAACCAAGTATTAAAATCACTTTCAAACTCAGTCTTTATGTTTGCAATATCAGTTTCAGCATCAGTTTTCGTTTCATTGAACCATGCTAGATATTGATTAAATATCGTTGTCGTATCAACTTGATCAATTAACCCCTGCACAATCCCGCATAAATCAGAATTTAACCTCAAGTCGGTAATTGCAGACTGATTTATCACAATAGTCCCATTGTTAATAGCAAGATCTGCAATACCTAATTCATAAACATTGGTATCTCGCTGAAGCTCAGTAGCTACTGGGGCACTTGCAAAAGTTCCCTTTTTAATCTTAGCTCTAATGTTTCGATCTAAGTTGTTAAACTGCAAGACAATGCGATCAATCCGTTTAAGCACTCCATCGGCAATTTCGATACTAAAGATCAAATCATCAGTATTCTCATAGAAATAACCATTGATCCAGCCTTTTCCAGCTCTTAAAGTTACTGTCATATCATCATTAGCAATTACCTGCAGCCCTGTGCTGGGGTTAGGAAATACCCCATTACTGATTAAACTTCCAAAATATCTCGCAAAAAAATCAGCCTTATATTTCCGATCTCCGTTTATAGAGTTATGAAATCCGCTAATCTCTGCCATTAAAACTCACCTCCATCAATTTTTATCACCCCAATACCAGCACTGCCAGCTGATGACGATCCCGTATCATAACTTATTTGTTTTATTTTCTGTGCAATTGTCCGGGGCATCTCTTTCCCAAAGACAATATTAACTTCCATGCCAGATTCTTCATAAACCTCTTCAATCTCATTGATCCGGCTGTCAATGGCAATACCCCATTTTCTGGACAGACACGTCACAATGTCGCCAAGGTCGAAATCTGTTCTGTATCGCAAGTTTGAATTTAGATTGATGCCATTCTCAAATGTCTGAACCTTCTTGGTGTCGGTGAGCGTTTCATTCCCTTTGCTAGCTAATAAGGCGTTATACTCAGCTTCCGTCATTGCCACATTATTAACCATATTCGACAATCCTTTCTGATCATTGAAAGCTTCAAAGCGATCCAGTCCGGTGCCGCTGCCAACTGTCACAAGCCGCCGATCAGCGTCTTCACCGATTCCACCAACTAATGCGACATTTTTATGATCCATGGTGCTGTCGGTATATTCCTGATCCAGGATATTATCAAACTCTTTGGAAAATATGCATTGCGGGTTTACAGCCTGACCTGACGTCCGATCCAGCCCTTGAAATATCTCAAACTTCAATTTCTTCAACGACTTATCAAATCGGACCCGGCTTCCAAGTTCTGCTTCCAGGCATATCGCCTCAATTGTTTTGAGTAAGTTCTGGTAGGAAACCTGAAAATTGACATTACCAGAAAAATTTCCTAGATCACCAAGTATCAACGTTTCAACAATGCGATTTGCATCCGTAGGATTGATACAGTTTTTATCAACCAGCGTCCGCATTGCCAGCTCATAGGTCGTATTGAGAATTTCAGTTCCCCAGATGATGCGCCGATTCAGGTATCCTTCCCCAAGCTTTCCTTTGATAATCAGGTTTTCTTTACCCTCCTCATCCTTTTTGATGTTTCGGTATTCAATATAACCAACCTCATCGCTGTCATTCTTTCTGATGACATTATCCTGGGCCAGCAATACAACATTTTCGGCTGTAAAGGGACAATGTAATTCAAATTCGCCACATTCTGAATACCGTCTTACCCACCGCAATGAACCATAGGTATCCATGACATTTTGCAGGGCTAGGGATTTATTATAAATGTACAGATCCATTCCTACACCCCCAGATAACGGTCATAATGATAAACGGTGACTTCCAGATTATCCAAACCGCTCTCTGCATCATATCGAAACAAATTATCACCCTGGGACAGTTGTAAAAATGTAGAATCCTCATCAATTGAATAAAACGCATTAGTTTCCACCCCATTCAATCTACTGATGATCCGTTTATCACCGAAATAGGTGGATACTGAAATCACTTCCCCGGCTGCCATGGTTTTCTTGATCCTGATAAATTCACGGGTATTGACATTGAACAGCGACGGATTAACCAGAGTGGCCAAAGCTTTAAACTCAATTCGAATGCCGGTTTCAACATCGCCATCGTTTAAACAATTTACAATCAGAGATGGTTCCCGGTGACCGATATCAATCCCGATATCCTCCGGGATCTCTAATTCAAATTCAAAGTCCGCTGCCCACAACGCAATCTCATCTCTCTTTTCGAGCAAATCCATCCATAATGGCTCATTGGCCGTAAGGTTGATCAACCCGGTCCCTTTACTTTGGGTAATATTTTTCATAAAAGGCACTTTTTCAGGGATACATTTGATTTTTAATTCCTTGATCCCGTCATCATAAACCAGACAACCTTCTCCCAGCTTCGGGTTAAATACCCGATAGAGCTTTTCTCTGTAGCTTGAATACTGTTCTGTCGTTTTTCCAAGCAGCGCAATGGTCAGATTGATGTCTTTTTCATCAAGGGTGCTTCCGAGATAGGTATTCCCATCCTGACCGACTCCTTTGAAACTATAATTATTGATGCCCTGGCTTTCTTCAAATTTCTGTAAAATAAAAGGGGCTGAATTGCTAAAAAGCAACTCTTCCCCTAAGGAATTGATGTATTTTATTTTTCGCATTCCAGCCTCCTATTTCATTAGTAATTCCTGAACTGACCGCTTTAGTAGCTTAGCTGTTTTGGCTGGCGATAGTGGCGTTGGGCTGTTAATGGTGACCTTCATGGTGACATTGCCTTTTGCAAGCAGCTCGCTTGTTTCAGCATCTATGACCGATTCGCCACCTTTAAAATTAACCAGCTCTGGCCCTTTTTCACCAACCCAATGCAATCCTGCGGTTGCATAATTTGTCCCTGAAGCATATCCAAAGACACTTGCCGGATCTACCATTTGACCATCTTTAATAACTGAGAAATGCAAATGTGCACCGGTACTGTTTCCTGTATTGCCAGAAAGACCGATTAGCTGGAGTTGGGTTACCAGATCTCCAACATTTACTAAAACTTCGGAAAGATGCCCATAAAGGGTTTCCAACCCATTACCATGATCGATGATGACCGCATTTCCATAGCCACCATACCACCCTGCCTGTGTGACTGTACCACCTCCGGCAGCTCCTACAGGTGTACCTTCGGGTACTCCAATATCTATACCGCCATGGTCTCTAGAACCAACGTCTCCAACATCATCACGATAACCAAACCAAGAAGTAATTGGTCCATCTACTGGGGCAACTAAACTTCCAAAGTCCGCTCCGCCAATGCCAATGCTCTTAAAAAATTCAGCCGCACCGCTACCGATGAAATCAATCGCTGCCTGCAGATTGAAATTTCCATTTGCAAACGCAGCTTTAATCTCTTCGATCATATTATTGACGAACTTCATCAGATTATCGCCATTCAATCCGTTGATCAAACCTTGGACAAGATACTTCCCAATATCGAGCATGACTCGGGATGGTGAATGAATTCCAAAGCCTTCTTTAAATTTTGTGATTACATCATTGACAAGGGCGGTAACCGCACCATAAACATTACTGGCGGTTT